CCCAATCCGCCAGCTTCCCGATCGTGGGCGTATTCGACCAGGCCTACCGTGAGCTGCTGGTGGTCAACGCCGGCGAGTCCATGTTTTCGGATAATATCCTCGGGAGTGCGGTCAGCGCCGAGAGGCCGGTGATCGGCGTGCAACTGTCGCAGTTTCCGCCCGGCATTTACCCGACGCAAGGCGATACATTGGTAGTGAACGGCGCCCTCTACATCGTCAAGGAGGTGCGCCCGGACGGGCACGGCTGGGCGCGTCTGCTGCTCAATGAACTGGACGACGGCACCGGCTGATGCTGGTCGATGGCATCTCGCGTTCGCAACTGCGGCAGATGGCGATTGCCGCGCTGCTCGCGGCGCAGACCTCGGCTGGCAATAGCGTCTTCGGCTGGGCCGACTGGCCGACCGACCCGAAGCTATTCCCGATGCTTCTGGTCTCGACGCCGCGCGAGCGGAAAGTGTCGCAGTTTCCCGGCACCTTTATGTTCGACAGCACCATTTCGCTGGTGGTGGTCGGTCGCGTGGTCGCAGCGATGCCAGCGCTTGCCGGCGCGGCGATGGAGCTGTTGCAAGAGCAGATCACGGACGCCTTCTGTCTGGACCCGTCGATGAACCATGCCATCCAGCAGTACACCGTCGTTGAGGCGACGACCGCGCTCAGTTCCGAGGCCAAGCAGCACGTGGGCGAGCTGATGATGACCTTCGAGCTGGTCGTCTACCAGGAATACGGCCCGATCGGTCCCCCGGTCGCAGGCTTTGTCGGCAACTTCTCCAATGTGACGCCGTAAACCCGAAAAGGTTTCAATCCACATGATCGTCAAACCCAAGAAGGACCTGCGCGTGCTGATCCCCGGCACCAAGCGACCGCTGCCGCCGGACGGCATCGATGTCTCAGCCACAGATCTCTACTGGCGCCGGCGGATCAACCAGGGCGACGTCGAAGAGATCAAGGCCGAGGTCGGCCAAGAAACGGCCGTCCAACCCGCTCCGGAAAAGGCGTAGGCCATGTCAGGCAGCACAACGATTGCGTTCAAGTACTTTCCCGCCGCGACCTGGCGCGTTCCCGGGTTCTATCCCGAGTTCGCGCCCGGCCAGGCGAACACCGCCGTCCCGAAGCAGCGGGCGCTCCTGATCGGTCAGGTTCTGTCCAGCGGTTCGGCAGTGCTCAACGAACCCATCCTGGCCTACTCGGCCGCGCAGGTGATCACGCTCTGCGGCCTGAACTCGATGCTGGCGCTCATGTATGCGGTCTATCGGCTGCAGGACCCCTTCGGTGAGGTGTGGATACTGCCGCTGGCCGACAATTCATCCGGCGTCGCGGCCTCGGGCTCGTATGCCTTCACCGGGCCGGCGACCGCCGCCGGGCTGCTGTCGCTCTATATCGCCGGCAACCTGGTGGCCGTTCCGGTCAGCGCGGGCGACACCGCGACGGTCATGGCCGCGAACGCGCTGGCCGACCTGGCAACGACGGCCAACCTGCCGTGCAGCGGGGCCGCCGCATCCGGCACGCTGACGCTGACCGCGCTGCATAAGGGCGCCGCGCAGAATGACATCGATCTGCGGGTCAACTACCTGGCGGTGCGCAACGGCGAAGTCCTGCCGCCCGGTGTCGGCGTCACGATCACCCCGTTCGCCGGTGGCCTGCTTAACCCGGTGCTGACCACCGCGCTTGCCAATCTCGGCACCAACACCTTCGACTTTATCGCCGTTCCTTACACCGACAGCACGACCATGGCGGCGATCACCGCCCTGCTGTCCGACCAGTCCGGCCGCTGGAGTGCGATCGAAGCGCTCTACGGGCACGCCTTCTACGCCTATCGCGGGACCATCGGGACGCGCAACACATTCGGCGCCGCGAACAACAACCAGCACGAAACGGTGCTCGGATACTACGACAGTCCCACCCCGGAATGGCTGGAAGCGGCGGACTGGGCCGGTGCGCACGCCGCGGTCTATCGCGTCAACCCGGCGGTCGGCGTGGTCGGCCAGCCGCTCGGCCTGCTGGCGCCGCCGATCGCCAGCCAGGACACGCCGGCCGAAATGAACCTGATGCTCTACGACGGGATCAGCACGTTCACCGTCGACGCCTTCGGTCAGTCCCGGATCGGCCGCTCGATCACCACCTATCAGGCGAATGCGGCAGGCCAGCCCGACGATAGCTACCTCAACACCAACCTGCTCTTTCAGGCGATGGCGGCGGCGCGTTTCCTGATCGGGAATGTTCTCTCCCAGTATCAGAACAAGACCCTGGTGGATGACGGCGCGGTCATCGCGGCCGGTTCGCCCGTCACCACCCCGTCGCTGGTCTTCCAGGGCGTGTGCGGCATGTATGCCTACCTGGCAACGCAGTACCTGGTGCAGGACCCGGCCACCTTCGCGGCGAACGGCTACGCGCAGAAGGGGACGGGCGGCCAGATATTGTTATTCCTGCCGATTGATTTCTCGGATCAGGTCATCCAGGTCGCGGCGCTCATCGCCTTCCAGCAATCCACCTAACCGGAGGCCACCATGAGCGGCACAACCACGCCCACGACGCCCGTCAACCGGCGGCTTGCCGGTATCACCGTCGCCTCGATCAACGGCACGGTTTACAACGTCACGGAGTTCGCCTGGTCCCCGGGCATTTACAAACGCGAAACGCTGATCAGCATGTCGGGCGTCGACGGCTACAGCGAAATGCCGAAATCGCCTTATGTGGCCGGCAAGTTCCGCGATGCCTCGACGGTCAAAGTCACCTCGTTCAATCTGATGACGAACGCAACGATCGTCTTCGTGTTGGCGAACGGCAAGCGGATCGTCGGGTCTGGACTGTGGAACACGGGCGAGACCGAAGTCGCCGGGATGGACGCCACGTTTGACTTCAAGTTCGAGGGCATCTTCGGCTCGGTTTTGGAACAGGGACCGTAACATGGCCGAATGGACATTCCCGCCCGAGCCCGTGACCTGGACCCTCGTCAAGCCGATTCCTTACGGCGGCACGACCTACACCAAGATCACCCTGCGGGCGCCGACCGCCGGCGACATCATCAACGCGACCGCGATTCCCGGCCAGTCCGGTATGGCGATCGCCTTGCGGATGGTCTCGGCCATCAGTGCCGAAACCATCCCCTATGAGGCGCTGCTGAGTGTGCCGTCCTGGCAGATCGAGCAGATGAGCAACTATTTTGAGTCGTTCTCCGGTGCGCCGTTGCCGGGCCCTTTGGCCCCCAAGCCGCGCACCGACGAGAGCCCGGCGGCTACCACATCCCAAGCTGCCTGATCACGTTCTCCAACGCGCGGCTGCCGAGCTGCCTGCGCTCGCCTGGGGTGCCTGCCCTGGAGCAGCTCGTCGCCTCGGATGATCTGCCTGTCTGCTGTGCGGCCGTGGCCCGGTTCTACGGCGAACCGCTGCGCTGGGCGCTGGGACTGACGCTGCCCCAACTCGCCCTCTGGCAGCGCCTGGTCCCCGCGGTGCGCGCCTACGATCCCCTCGCCTCGGCCGTCTGGCTGTGCAAACCGCCGAAACGGCCGGAAGGAGTGACGTATGTCGGGTAGTACCCAGGTCGGCGGCATCACCGTCCCGATTATGGCCGTCGACCACGCGACGGTTCACATCAACCGCGTCAGCAAAAACATCTCCGGCCTCGTGCCAACGACGATGCGCCTGACCCGGGCGATGACCATGGCCGAGGGTGGTCCCGTTCTGGGCGGCCTGTCCCTCCTGTCAGCAGGGATAGAGAAGGTCGGGGCTAAAACCCTGGACACGTTCCACGCGATCGAGAAGATGGCTCCGGCGATCGGGCTCATCACCGGCGCCGTGACGCTGGGCGGTCTGCTGGCGCTGGAAACGCGATTTGCCAACATAGGCCAGAATGCAGCCAACCTCGGCCAACGGCTGGGCATTCCGGTCGATCGGCTAACGGCGCTGCAAGGTGCTGCGCGGCTGGGCGGCGTCGGCGCCGAGGATATGAGTTCTGGCCTGGCGGCCCTCGATGAAGCCCTGCGCGGCGCGACATTCCGCGGCGACGGCCAGAAGATCCAGGCCTTCAACGCCATCGGCGTCAGCTTCGGCCAGATGGGCAAGCAGGCGCGCACGGCCGACGATGCCATCCGTGATGTGGCCAACGGCATTAAGTGGCTGAATGACACGCGGGGGCGCGGCGCGGCCTTACGAGAAGCGCAGAATCTTGGCCTGGAAGGACTTTTCCCCCTTTTGGTGAAGGGCGCCGCCGGCATCGATGCGTTGGAGGCGAAAACCAAGCGCCTCGGCGGTGTGATCACACCGGGGATGAAAGAGCGCGCGGTAGCGCTGCGCGAAGGCTTCCAGAGTGTGGCGATCGCCGCCGAGGGATTTGCCAACAAACTCGCCGATGCGGTGTCGCCGCAGTTCACCCGCATGAGTGAGTCGTTCGCGGGCTGGATCTCGCGCATTGCGCCCCGGTTTTCCACCTGGATCGGCACCCTGGCGACCCGGTTTGAGCACTGGACCGACAGCGAAGCGTTCCAAAAGGATGTCTGGCTGCCCTTGAACGAGGGAATGGAACATTTCTTCTATTGGGTCGATCACCTTACCAAAGCAGACTTCACCGCCTTCGGATCTGCAATCGAATACGTAGCCGAAGACCTGGCCATCGCCGGACGCGGCGCTCTCGCCGTCCTAGAAATGATGGACCGCTACGCCAACCGCAAGACGGTTGGCTCCGAGGCCGGGATGCTCCAGGCGAACAGTCTGGCCCAGATTTACGACACGTCCCAAGGTGCGGGCACAGGCGAGGACATTCCTTACTTCGGCTTTCGCCGGTCGGATCAGCCCGCCGGTGACTCGTGGTTCGCCCGGCACCATTTGCCTGGACTGGACATACTCAACCCGTTTGGGTCGTCGCCGCAGGCGCCGATCACCGTCCCGCGGGCGCCAAGCGCTGCGTCGGGGGTCATGAACCAGGTGATAGATTTCTTCGCCAAGAAAGGGGTGTCGGCGGCAAACATAGCCGGCATCCTCGGCGGTGGCGTCGCCCCGGAAAGCAGTTTCGATCCGACGAAGTGGAACCCCGAGCACACCTCCTACGGACTGTTCCAGGAGGACAAAAGCAGCGGCCGGCTGGCCGCCTTGCAGAACCGCTACGGCGCCAACGCATCGGTCGCTGACCAACTGGAATTTGAATGGGGGCGGCCGGAGATGCAGGAGGCGCTCCGCCAGATGAAGGGCAAGAACGCGACGGAATCAGGGTCGATCTTCGCGCGAGTGGACGAGCATCCGCGGGGCGGCCAGGAGGAATATGACCGGCGCGGCGCGGCGTCCCAGCAGTTCGAGGGCGAGGTCAATGTCCGTCTCGATGTCAACGCTCCCGCTGGGAGCCAGGTCCAGGCGCAGGCGAGAACGAGCGGGATCGCGAAGATGAGCACGCCGCCGCGCGTGGTCGTGGGCATGCCATCGGCTGGGTTTCAGCCGACACCGATGTTCACGCACTGAGCGCCGCCGATGTCGGGACTTCTCTCCACCTTTCAGAGCTTGCTTCAGCAAGCCTATTGGCGCGGCGTGCCGTTCCTGGTCGATACCTCGGAGACCACCAAGGGACGCAAGCTGGCGGTCCATGAATATCCATTCCGCGACGGCGGCTGGATGGAGGACATGGGCCGCAAGCAGCGAGAGTTCCGCATGACCGGGCACCTGGTCGGCGACTTCGCGCCGGCCATGCAACTGCTGCTCGATACCGCGATCGAGCTGCCCGGTCCTGGCCTGCTGATCCATCCGACGCTGGGCGCCATGAAGGTTGCCCTGGTCTCGGCGTCCACCCTGGTCCGATCCGACACGATGCGGGTGATCTCGATCGAGTTCGTGTTCCGCGAACAGGGTGAGAGCCTGTTCCCGTCGATCATCACCAAGGCGCTGTCTTCGGTGATCGGGGCTGTCTCGGATGCGCTGTTGAAGTTTGGCTCCGAGATCGCCATAGGCCTCGCCGTGGCCGTCGTTGCCTCTGGCGTGATCGCGCGGCTGGCCGGCACCGGCGTTACCCAGTCCTTTGCCACGGCCTCCAACACGGCCGCCACTGATCCGGCCGCTCTGGTGGGGATGGCGACCGGTCTGCCGCCGCCGGACGATTCCACCAGCTTCGGCCGCTATGCCAACGGCAGCGCCTATACCGCGCTGCCGCCCGGCACGACCGTTGCCAGCCTGCAAGGCCAGATGGCGGTCCAGCGCGTCGCGGTTGCTGCCGCCGCTGCTGCGGCCTCCGCGGCTGCCGCAGCCTTCAGCGCGACCACGGCGCAGACCATGGTCAACGCGATCGCCGGCTTGGTTGAGGCTCTGCGGGCGATGATGAGCGATCCGGCGGACCAGATCCGGGTTCTGCTCGCCCTGGCGGCGTTCACGGACACCAAGACCTATGGCGCCACCGGCCTGTCTGCAAATGCCGGGATTGTTGCCGCGACGATCGCCGCCACATGCCGGCGCTGCGCGCTGACCAGCCTCGCACTCGCCTCGGCGGCCTATC